CCACCCTTCAAGATTTGATTTAACCAGTCGATATTCTTTTGAAATTCAGCCACAAGCTGAAAAAAGTTATTTCTATTCATTATTTCCAGCTCTCCGTGTAATAACGATTCATTTCAGTGCCATAAACTATTTCATCTAATGTATATGGCGTTAATATTTGCGTCACTGTGATTTCTTGACTCTGAATAGGATATTTTCTAATTTCACACTTTACTGAATACAAAAACTTATTGCCTTTTTGTTTTGCATTTTCGAGTGGATGCTGAATCATCCTAATATCAACTGGAACAACGCCTAATTCGGTTCGTTGGTTCAATCGAAACCACTTAATCCCACCAAATAAGGCATGTTCAACCCATCCCAAAAATGCAGCAGCCTGCTCTTTAGGCAGACGCCATTCCAATGTTTGCTCTGCAGGAACAACAAGAAAACGACGCCTCTGCCGAGTTCGACCCGACGACATTTCGCTTCTTATTCTATTGGATTGTTGCTTGATACCTGATGATGTGAAGTGTGGATGAGGAAGAAAGTCGGGGTACATCATTCCATCCATTTACACCCCCTGTCTGGCCATGCCAAACGTTCGAGACATTGCTTGTGACATAGGGCCATCTGCGTCCATATCTGCCAAGAACACATTTGTGATTTCTTCACCATTACTACCCTGCTCTTTTTCTACTCTGGTGCCTTCTGGCGCTCCAAAAATATTCACAATATTACCGCCAGTTTTCATGCCAGCTGTTTGCTGAGAAAAACGCATAGACGGATCATTTGCTGCAGAACGCTGGGTGTACATCGCCATGACAGCTTTATACATCTGATCAAGTTGGCTTGCGGAATCATTGGTATAAACACGCTCACCCTTATTTAAAAGCCAAGTACCTTCTGCTGGTATCTCACCAATACCGTCATGAGCCATACCCGCTATACCTTGACCAATAATCATTCCAGCACTAACGCCAGCCATCATTCTGATACTTGCCGCCATACCTGCACCCGCTATAGGGCCAAGTCCAATCGGAGGTAAAGACATAGCAGCCATTGCTGCAACCTCACCTTGGATATAAACCTGAGCAGCAGCCATTGCTTTTTGCGCTAAAAAAGCCGCTTTTTGAATGACAGAGCCTTCTTTGGCGGTTTGTTCAATCAGTCCCAAAGTCTGACTAGCCACTTGCATTTTCATGCCAAGCATTTGTTGCTCTAGTCTTTGTTCTGTTTCAGCTCTCTGCCTTGCAGCCTGCTCAGCCTTTTTGGTCTTTTCGTCTTCCTTGCGAGTGAAAGCATCTATTTCACGCTGAATGGCTTCATCTTGACGGCGTTGAAATTCTTCTTGCTCAGCTAAATAAAACTCATCCTCACGCTCTTTATATTCAGCCTTGAGCACATCCATGGTTTCATAACCACGACGAGTCAATTCTTGTTCTGAGACTTGAAGGTTTTCAATATCAATTAAGCGCTGTTCATGCGCTAACTGCAGCTTTCCTCTTTCACTGGCATATTGATTATCAAGCGATGAAAGGCGAGCTGCACCTGCTGTTTGGGTTCGTTCTAGCTCTGTGTTTTTCGAAGAAGATCCGTCACCTGAATCGCTTGATAAATCATCATTTGAACTGGATGAGGGGAATTTAAACGAGCTAGCAAAGCGTTTTTGCTGTTCAACAATAGTGTCATTCAATTGCTTAAGCTCATCTCGCTTCATTCCGAGATCACGCTGTAAGTTGAACCAACTATTTTTACTCTTACCAAGCGGGTTTATGCTTGGTAGAGCATTGATATCAACCCCTTCGTATTCTTTTAACTCTTCTTGCAGTTCAATCATCTCACCGAAAATTTCTCGGTGCTTCTCTCGCATACTGGTGTTAGTGAATACATTGAATGTGGCTGTAGCAGCACCAAATGCTTCTATTTGGTTGGTGTAATCTTTTACGCCATTCGTTAAATCAACCACAAACTGACTAACATCATCCATGGCAGGAAGCAGGCTATAACTCACTTGTCTGGATAGATTGCCAAAGGCTCTGCCTAATCGCAGCTCCATGTCGCCAATTTGCTGATCCATCTGCTTGAATTGTTGGATGTCATATTTAGACATCACCACATTCAGATCATCATAACGTTGAGTAAGCTCATAAAGTCGCTCACCTTTATTTTCAAGCAATGGCATTAAGGCTGATGCATCATTAGCAATCTGCTCTAAATACGTTAATTGCTCTTTCATCGGCACGTTAGCCGCATCCATCGCCTCTTTAACTCTTACAAGCACTTCAGGGCTTGCAAGACGGGAAAGTTCATCGGCGGTCACACCAACTAATGGGGCAACATTTTCAAAGAAGTCTTTAAACTCACCTTCACCTTTTGAGGTGAAGTCACCGAGTTTGTCATTCACATCTTTGAGGATGTCAGCCATTTTATCGCCGGATATGCTGTACTGCTCTGAGGCATAACCAATGGCTTGAATTCGTTCAACTGAGACTTGAGCAACGGTGGCCATTCGCTCTATCTCACGGGCTTGCTGAGCGCTCTGACGTACCATGTAAGTGGTTGCAGCGGTTAATGTACCGATACCTGCAGTTATCATCCCCGTGACTTTTAATGTTTTGGCACCCATATCCTTAATATTGGTACCAGCCACTTGCATTTTTTTATCAAAATCAGCAGTAGCATCATTAGCTGCAGAAGCTTCTTTTGTGTAGCCGCGCAGCATCTTTTTTGCGTAATCAACGTCTTTCTGAAACTTGGCAGATTCAGCATTGAATCGGATATTAAAATCAGCTATTTGGGCACTCAAAGCGCATTCCTCCAGCCGATTCGCCCATGGCCATCAGCTCATCATCGTCATATTCACGGGTTTCTTCTGATTCACCTGTATTTGGCAACCAATCACGGTAAGACACGGGTGGGTCTAACTTAATACCTGCACTCATTGCAGTGACGTTCCAATTAGCCGCGCATAAAACAGCAAACCGCCAATTGTCCATATCTCGCGTAAAACCATGCTTAGTAAAGTGCTCTTGCCATTCAAGAACCGTTTCACCACTCATGGACGCTAACATGGTGCGCCAACACACTTGCCCGAACTCTCGGGCAAGATCCATGGCAAACGCCTTTTCAGCCCGAATTAACCTTTTGGGTCAACTGGCTCCAACTGCTCTTCTGATTGTTCAGCATCTTCACGATCAGATTCGCTAGTCTCTTCAACTTCTTTGGGAAGAGGAATGCCAGAAAAAACCGCTATCTCATCGTGCAAGAACTTAACTAGCTCTGGCGTCATTGATGACATCACTATTTGGTGACGTTCTTCTAACTCAATATCTGAGATATGATAGCCATATGCGACAAGTCTTGATTGACCAATAAAATTAACGCGAGACCATTTTTTTAAGCATTTTTCCATGGCTTCATAATACTGTTCGAACTCTTGCTCGGTAGCATCTTCAGCAGGCTGTTTTGGTTGAGTTGGCTTTTCTAAATCTGAGCAATAATCCAAGAAATCAAAACGATCCAAACCTGATAGCTGAGTGATTTCAATACTATCCCCTTCAAATGGGATGCTCTTTTTCTTCAAGAACGTTTTCATAACTATCCTTGCGCTATAGGGTTAGCCAATAATTCTTCAGCCGTTTTAGGCTGACCAACCGATTTTATTTTGATAGTACGGGTCATTTTTTCTTTAATGGCCACAGCCTTACCTAATGAGTTGATGTAACCATTCAACACATCAACTGCACCATTTGGATACTTAGCACGATAATAAGTGATAACATCTTTGTTCACATCATCGACCAACTTTTGCTGCTGAGCTTCACCTGGCAACCATGCAATGGTGAGTGTGGTTTCACCTGCTGACTTCGTGCCTGGACTGGTTTTACTCCAATCAGCTTTATCATCATCAAGATAATTGTCTTCTTCGTCTTCAACCGTAATTTCACCTGGCTGAATTTCTCGAATTTTAGCAATCTGTTCCCACTTCGCATCATCGGTGTAATCCGTAATAGTAGCAATGTCTTCGCTATCTTTTAGACGCCAGAACGTAGTGCCTGCGCCTTTAGTTGGTTTTTGTGTTGGAGTAGGTGCTGTCATGTTATGCCTCTTCGCAATATTCAACAGTAAACGCTAGGTCAAGCGTGCCCCACGGCTGCTCATCATCTCGACCATAATCATAAGAAGTTCGGTTGCAGAGAGAGAGCAACCCGTTAGCGGTATAATTCCTAGTGATGATTTTTAGGATTTCTGATCCAAACTTATCTAACTCTGGATCAGTAGAGTTATCTGCAACCAAGTACACTCGGATGTTTAATACGGCCTGCCAAGTGATTGCATCAAAATCTTCATCGGTCGCTGTACCATCTGAAAGCGAAACCGACACGGCTGGTATATCACCCTCATAGCCTTCCATTTCAGGAACTTCAATAAAAGCAGGTAGACCATTAAAAAAAGTGGCAACCATTGGGTCACCACTATCGGTTAGCAAGCCGCTCTTTAAGTCAGATATCACTTGCTCTCGAATTTTGGTGTTAATTTCCACGGCCTACCTCTCGACGAACAATCAACCGAACCTGTTGCTGCATCGCACTAACAAGTTCTTTTGGCATGTCTGTTTTTATCAACGCTTTACTATGCTTTTGAAACGCGTTCGTTATTTCATTAACAATTGGAACTTTACAAACCTTGATTGGATAACGAGCATCCTGAGTCCGCTGCATGATATGCCAACGTCCATTCTTCAATTTTTGCAAAAATGCGTTTTCAAACTTATGCCGACCAACAACAATCGCCGTGTTTCCTGAATGATCTCGCTTCTGGTAACGACCATTGCTGCCTCTTACCGACTGGCTGACCATGTAACGACCTTTCTTACGTCGTATCTGTGTTCGAGCGGTATCAATGGAAATAGCTGGCACATCAAACCGACGGACACGAACGTAAGCAACAGGCATTTTACCGTTCGCTTTTTTCAAGGAAGCCCGAGGTCGAATAACTTTTTGCTTAATCCTGACTGCTTTAGCCGTATCTTTAACCGACCGAGAAATGGCACGGGTGGCGACGCGGTTAATAGCCATAGCACTTGCTTTTGGCACGGCACTTTTTTGTAACGCAGAAAGGTTATTAACCGCCTGCGTCAATTCTCGGTCTAGGTTGTTCATAAGATCACCTGAATGTTCCCGCCGTCTGGGTATGGGCCGCTTGTGACTGTCAGTGTTCGTCCTGTGCTAACAAACTCAATCTTGTCACCCTTTCGAGGACGAACTCCGTCGCTAGTCTTGAATGATAACTTGCGGACCAAGCCTGCCATGGCATCGAACTCATTTAACGACTCGTCATAAATAGCTTGAATTTCTTCACCACCATTTACTTTCACCAGGGCGCCAAATGCAGACCAAATAGTATCGTCAGCTTCAGCTATCGCTTGGTCGAATTCATTATCAAACGTCGACATCCTCAAACACCCCTAAGTTCTCAGCGACAATAGAGCGAGCACGTTCTTCAGGTAGAGAGTGCGATTTATCACCCTGCAGCACCATCTTTTTACCAGCGAGAGTGATTTCAATATTCACGCCTTTGAAAAGCTTGACCGTGCGATTTTTGCCCGTAGGTTCTGCTGCTTGCGTTTCCGCTTGCTGTTGTTCTGACTGCGAAGCTTGCTGGTCTTGATCTTCCTGTTCATCATCAGATGACTCATCCGAGGTATCAGCATCGCCTTCATCCGGCAGTAACGATTCCAAGCGAGCGATTTCTTTTTCAAGATCAGCATTGGTCTGGTCGCGGTTGACCTTGGCATACTCCACCCCTGCTTCATCCAGCGCAGCTTCTAAAAAATCGAGCTGAGCATTAAGTTCTGTTTTATTGGCCATGTTGTTCTCCGAAATTGATTGCGACCATGGTCGCAATCATTTCTTTAGGTCAAAATTAAACGCGTGCGTAACACACGTCGTCAGCATCCAGCATTACTGGAACCGGTGCTGCTTGAGTCTGCAACCATTCCGCGCTTGGGTTTTTAGTAAACCAGTTAGATGGGTAACGTGTTGCTTCTACAACGCCCATAGCATTGGCTTCAACATCTTGAATCGCACCGTATGCAAAGTAGATTTCAACATCAGAAGACGTCACCATGACGCCGTTATCATCAACATAAAGTTGATCAACACCTGCATCATCTTCATACGCACCTGAGTAAACAAAGAAGTCAAACTCACCAATTGAGCCAACCCACTTAAAGTTGGCATTATTCAGTGCTGCTGTTTCTGCTTGGGAACGTGAACCACGGCGAGTATCCAGTGCATCTTTCACACATTTAAAAGAACGGAATAAACGCCAAGCAGCTCGACCCATGCAAACTTCATTCGCCACCGAGTTACAACGAGACGCCCAGTCTTCGATGTCTTCCATTGGCTTTTCACTGGTTGCCTTATCAAGTGCGCTCCACTTATCAGCACCAGATAAGGTGACGTTATTTTCAGGGCTTCGACCGTAATCAATATGAATAGGCTCAAAGCTCTCACCTTCCAGTGTTACACCACCCGTTTTAAGCACTTCACAAAGCATCCACTCTTCACGACGATCAATACTTTCATACTGCTCATTCAATAAATCAGCACGAATAGCATTCAAACGCTGCGCTGGAGACAGTTCGCCCATAAGCGCTTCACCAGGCTGACGCTTTAGAAGACGATCAGAGGTGACGGTATCAGTTGGTTTTACATAAGCCGGTTCGACCGAAGTCATCACGCCACCTTTTTGCTTTTGTGGCTTGCCGGAAATCATTGGTGAAACAAGCGGGGCTAACTTTCGACCTTTCTTGATCTTGTCGAATGCAATCGCTTTGGTTGGGAAAGTGATTTCGCCTTTAACTAAACGCTTGCGAAGTGCAGGCACATATTGAGGCGGCATTTGCTGCTTGAGTGCAATCAGCACTGCAGTCGTTAAAGCTGTTAATTTCATGGATACTCCAGAAATGAAAAAAGAGCCATAAAGGCTCTTTTATAGAAATGAAAGAGAGTTTGTTATGCTGGCGACTGAGTACTGATCGGCGTACCCGCAAACAGACCTGATTTCAGCTCGTCACCCATGCCTGCCGGATAAGCCACGACAGCAGGGTCGATGCTAATCGCTTTGATAGCTGTGTGAGTTTTTGAGCCACTCGTAGCATCAACAGCAAAAGAAGAAAGGAATTGAGCCTTTTTCGTTGCCGCGACAGCTGCTTTGTAATGACCGCTAGTTTCATCATGTACCAGTGGAGTGTACTGAGCCACATCTTCACCAGATGCGATAATTACCGTGACATGCTCAATGTCAGTGTCACCTGTAATTACTTCGCTGTAATCTAAATTTTCGGTTGTCATTATTTCACTCCCGTTGCTGCTTTGAAGTCAGCGAAGATTGCAGATGCTTGTACGTCAACAGAGCCTGTTTCCGCATTTTCTTCAACACCGTCTGCTGATAAATTTGGATGTTCTTCGGTACCCATTGCTTGAGAAAATGCATCTGAAGCAGGTTGTTGCGCTGAAGCTGAAGCCGCCACGGTTGCTTTAGGAGCTGCAGCAAGAATACCTTTTGCTTCATCAACACTCATGTTGGTATCAAAAGCTAAATGGTTTGCTAACTCACCACGACCTTCCGCTTCCGCACAGCCCATAATGCCTTTAATGCGAGAACGTTCATCGGCTTGTTGAGATTGCTCAGACGCAGACTGAGCAGGTTCGGTTACTGCAGGCGCTGTAGTGCTCGCTTGTTGCTCTGTTGCCTGCGAGTCGGCCTGCTTTTTGTCTTTGTTCGGATCCATGACATTTCCTAATGTGGTTACTGATTTCGGTTTGTTAACGTGCTCAATGAACTCGTTAAGGATGGTATTACTGCTGACAACTTCTTGTGCGAAGCCAATATCAACAGCGTCTTGCCCTGTGTAGCACTCCGCCTCGGTACTAAGTACATCACCGACACTCATGCCTGTCCCTCGCGATACGGCAGAAGCGAAGCTGCCACGCGTCTTTTTACAGTCAGCAAGAATTTTATCTTTTACGGTTTTTGATAACGCTTCGTATGGGTTTCCATCGACCTTATGCTTTCCATCAAAAAGAAGGGTCATATTGATCCCGTAATCATCCAGCATCTTCGACATATCAGCGTGAGCCACAACAACGCCTACTGAGCCCAAACCACCGCTTTGAGTAACAAGGCGACGTGAGCCCTGGGCGTGTAGCCATTGCCCTGCTGAGTAAGCCATATCTTCAGATAGGGTCCATACTGGCTTAATCTTGCTGCATTGGTGAATCAAGTCGCCCGTATCAGGGCAACCGTAGACGCTACCGCCTCCGGTATGAAAAGGCAGAAATACACCCTTTACGTCTTTATCTTGCATAGCGAAAGCCACTTTTCGCTTGATAACGTCGTATCCTGTGTAGTTGCTGCTGCTCCACCCGAGGTTGTGAATCAATGCACCCTGAATACGGATAACCGCGATACCATTAACAACTTGATAGGGTTTCATTTTGGAATCGTGAGAGATCCCCGTTGCCAACGCCAATTCCTGCATTGATAACTTGCTGGTATCTAACTGAGGCTTAAAACCACCAAGGGAACTAAGCTGACTCGGCGCTAGCAAAACCGGACATTGGTTAAACTGGCTGATTATTTGGTTCATTTTTGCTCCCATTGTTGGCTGGTTCGTCCGGTTGCTCAGGAGCAAACTGCTCGGCTTGCAACCAACTTGGTTTTGGTAATCCCTTCTCTTCGCGAATCTTCATCTCACGCATTTGCTGTTCAAACACCTCGATGTAATCTTCGCCCATCTTAGCTAGCTCTTTCTGATAAGTAGAAAGACCGCTTTCGATAAGAAGAATGGACTCTTTAACTTCTTTAATACCATCAATAGACAGACGGCCTGAGCCAATCCAATCACAACGGCAAAGTGCAGAACGTGCCTGCCAGAAATTCGTTCCTTTCGGAAGTCTGACAACACCTTTTGCAACAGCCTCTTCCAACCATAGCGAAAAAATACGGGTAGCAAATCGCGAAGCAATGAACTTGCGATCACCCATAAAGTAACGCCAACTTTCATTCAAGGCTGCTCGAGCACTGGAGTAGTTAGAATTTTGGAAATTGTGAGTTAATTGCTCAACGGAAACACCAATACCAGATGAGATGTATTGAAGAATCGACATCTCCAACTGGCTGTAACCATTATCAGCATTCGAGGGACGCTGTAGGTTTAAGCTTTCACCTGGCATCAAGTGAGATACTTTGGTGCCATTCATACGGATATTTGCACCACTGTGATATTTATTCACAGCGCCCATCCATTTCCACATGTTCTTTTGGGTTTCTTCACCGCCTGTTATAAAGTTAAAGGCTTCAGTTGAATCTAATTCGGATTCAATCGTAGCCGCAAACATAGCGTTTACGATGGCGTTCTGCAGCTTGGTTTGCTGCAATTTATCCAGCATGTGCATCTGACTCATCACGGACATTAACGCGTTGGTACCGCGAGATTGCCCATCATCTCTTGCATCAAATATGTGAATAAACTTACTTCGACCCCACCATGTTTCTTTACTAACATAGCGGTAATTATTCGCGATCATGCCAAATGGCATCATCGGATTAATCTCAGCAACGTAATACCCCTGAGCCTGACCATGACGGCCATGCTTAATCCCGCCACGAATATCTGAATCCATCAGCGTGACATTACCCGGGTTTCGCACTCGCTTAGGCGATATCATTTTAATAGAGGTGGAATAACCTGCGTGTCGGTCTGGTATCCATTCTGCAGCAGCCATTACGTCACCATAATTAAAATGCTGACAAATACCTGCTCGGACTAACATGGTAAAAGTCCGCTTTCGCTCTGCATCAATGTAACAACGGTCATCTTCGGCATATTCCAGCCAAGCCGCCTCTACATCGGTTTTTAAATCCATGAACTCATCTTCAGTCCAACCCAATCGACGCCACATTGGCTGCCAATTAAGTTTGAAGATATGGCCAACAATGTTATCCAGATGCAGACGCATACCACCTGCTGCATAACCATGGTTACGAACTAAATCGTCTGAGCGAGCGTTGCTTAAATCAAGGCTTGGCAACAGGGCAGCATCTTCCGTCATTAACGGTGGCGTCCACTCTGCCAATTGACCGCCAAACCCTGCATTACCACCTTCGTAACCTGCCATTTGCCGAGCTGGCATTCCAGACGGATGCAGAATTTGTACGTCTTTCATTAAATCACTCCCGCTGGGCCTCGACGCCTGCTTTGTCCTGCAATACTTTCCAGCCGCTGAATTTCACTAAGCAGACTTTGCTTATCTGCCGGACTGTATTCAATCCGACGACCATCTTTTTGAATGACGCGAGCTGACTTACCCATCAATAGATTTTGATAAGCCAGCCGCATTTGATCTAACCGTTGCTGATCTGTCATGTATTACCCCGATGCGGCACCTAGTGCCTCAATATCTATTTCATCTTTACTGGATGATTGAGGTTCGCTGAGTTCAGATAAATTAATACCGAACCGGCTAGTTGATATTCTGAGAGCAGCGAGGGCATAAACCAGGCAATCTAATGCCTCGTTTCGTCTACCTTCGTTATCCCACCTCAGAACTCGTTTGCCATTCACCAACTTTTCAACCAGTCGCTCTGATGCGAGTTGCTGGCACACCACCTCATCACAAACTTCATCATTCAACGGGAGGTGCATAACCCCATCCATTGGTTGATCTTTAGCTTGTGGTGACTTTTCCATCTGCAAATACAGCAAGTCTTTCGCGGTATCAGTACCGATTTCAGTGTGATACACGCCGTTCTTATTGCGCTTTAGTGGGAATGAGGCGATTTGCTTGCCGTAAGTACTAGCACCTTTAATTGGTATGACACGGAATAGGCCGTGCTTTTTACTGCGTTTGTTGACGATATCAGGGTCAATACCACCGGTATCCCAACACCAACGAGCCACGGTCATTTCAGCGCCGTTGGCTTTTTTGTAGGTTTGATCGATAACTTTATCGACCATTTCCAAGGTGCTTTCTTTGTCGTAATCACCCATGCAAATGGTTTTGTTGATCAGCCATTTTTCATCATTTGGCCCCCAACCCCACGTGTAGCATTCGTATCGGTTTCGCTGGCTATCAATGCCGCCAGTTAAGTAAACCGCCCCATCAGGTACCGGAGCGTTGTAAACTTCTCGGCGCTCTTTAAGCACTTCAAAGTCCAACTTCTCACCGTTCTTATCTTCATAATCCTGACCGAGAACCGTGTTGATAAATGTCCGTTCGTTTTCAGGCTTGCCTCTGGCTCGAAGCCATTCATCGACAATTTCACCCCAACCATCAAGGTTGAGTGAGTAAATAGCATTGATTTCAATGCCAACGTTCCGTGGTGGTTGAGTTCTGAACCCATTCTCAGAGAAGAAATGGATCCCGTCTTTTGTCCATGTAAAGTCCTCTGCCATCCATCGTCCTTCCTGCTCCATTTTGGTCAGGTCGGAGTAATGGAAAGACTCGCCACAGTCGTTCACGTTGCTGCATTTGTAGTGCGCCGTTCTGGCTTTCTTCTCAATCGTGTCTTGAGATTCATCCCATAACAGGCCGTACTCTTTTATCTCACCGTCGCGTTCTCCAAACTCCAGAACCTGCTCAGTACCGCAATGAGGGCATGGCAAGTAGAAACGGAATGTAAGATCGCAATCTTCAAGAATGTTCGATATATGCGAGTGACCAACAACCGTTGGCGTTGTACCAAATATGGCTTTTGGAAAGCTGGCCCCTTTCAAACGCTTTAATGCAAGCTTGATAGGGTTACCTTCGCCTTTACCACCTTTGCCAACTTCAAGTGGCCAAGCGTTTACCTCATCACCGACCACGACTTGTTTGGTTAGTCGTCGGAAGTTACCTGGTGATGTGGCACCTCGAAAGTCTAGGATTGAACCAATCATGACTTTCTTTGAAACTTTGTTGTGCTCGCTCTTTACGTTCCAGTCGGGGAAAACTCGCTGAATAACGGGCATCTCTGCAATAGCAGGATCAACTTCATCAACCACAAAGGCATCAGATTCATCGTCGACTGGCTGGTAAATAACAGCACTGCGTTTTTTGTGCTCTGCTAAATAAAGCAAAGCGGCTACAACCATTTTTGTGTAACCGAGACGCGCGGATTTTTTTACAGCCAACAAACGAATGCTGTCGTTTGTCATCATGTTAAGTAAAGCCACCTGCAGTGGTTGCGTTACCCAAGCACCTGATATTTGAGAGCTACCCTCTGGTAGTCTGAAATATTTATCCGACCATTCAACTCCGGTTAACGGTATCGTCGCCTTCAATGGATTCAAGGCTCGCGAGACCGCTCTCGATATCGCTATCTTCGTATGCTGAGAGATCTGGTTTAACGTCTGCAAGCTCATTCAATGCCATAGCCAATTCTCGCTTAAGTACCTCGATTTGCTCTGGCGGCATATCCGGCCATGCCATCTTCAACTTCGGTAGCCACGAATCCACTCGGGTTCGCAACGCAATCGCAACCATTGAAATGGTGTCTGTGATTATTGAGATAGGAGCATATTGTTTTTCGAGTACCAGGCGCTTTGTTCGGTTGAGTAATATGCGTTCTTCACGCTCATCATTCTTGAGCTGTTGTTCGCGCTGTTTTTCCGATTCTTCGGGAAGTGTTTCCGGTTCTTCTTTAGTCGGTTTTTCGACTGACTTATAACTGATGTAGGAGTGAATGCACTCCATAGGGTCGATACCGTCTCGACCCTTTGCTTTCGGCAGTACGCCTTGGTTTTGCAAGTTTCTGACTTGGCGATCTGAAATGCCTAGCAGGTCACCGATTTGCTTCTGTCCAAACTTGATATTCGGATTAAAAAACTGCTCTTTCATGCGGAAACCGGAAACCCTGAAAAACGAAAAAAATTTAAAAGTGAGAGGTTTTCTGCGAGGTCATGCCCCCGTGGGGTTCCAGATGCGCCGGAAGGACCCATTGCGACCTCGGTCGCATTAGACAGGCTTAGGTGTCTGAGAAAGAACACGAAAGATGATCGTCAACGCACCTGCAGTCGCGTTCAGCCCTGCATACACTGGCACACTTACATGCACCTCAATCAATGGGAGCAGAGAAGCCAGCAAGTTCATAGCCACAACGGCCAGTGCCCATTGGATACTCCACAGCTTTCCTGACTCTCTCCAGTTATCAATTAGTTTCATGGCCACTACCTTTTATCTCTTTGGTTAGTTTGATTGGGAACATAGGTTCTAGCTCTGGATTGATTGATGTTGCTATTACGCAATACAAATCAAAGAATGCTTGGAACATATCAAGCAACCACTCAGGGCAACCATTACGAACACAGACAGCGCTTGTCTTATAATTGAAGTAAATAGGAACTACACAAAATAGAAAGGCATAATGTGTGTAGTCTTGTTCTATCTGCTGCTTAGTCAGCCTGTGCTTGAATATCGCCATGTTTAACCTCTTTCGCAGCTTGAATAGCCAGTTGGATGCCTTCATCAATACGCTCTTGCGCTTGCTTCATCATCACATCATTTACTGTTGGTTGAATATTCATAAACTCTTTCAGGGAATCACCCTGACTAATCATTACTGCTTCAAACTGAGAAACATGTTGTGCCATGATGACCTCTATATATTAACTATTGAAAAGCACTCTCAATAAAGAATGCTTTGCGATATTCTGCGTTGCTCCATTTTGCGTAATCCACACACCACGCCACAAAAAGTTACAACGTCTTTTTTCTCTGAGTTGGTCTTAGGGTTTGCTGCTAGTTATCGGATTATCTCACTAGCGCTTTACAGGAATTGTTTCCGTAATAATTCACAGCCCCGTACTGTTATTATTACCCGTCCTCATGGAAGCCATTTACTACATAAATAAATCCTTTATTTAATAACTGCCTAATAAATTTATTGCTTAATACTCTCGAGAGAATATTGAGCAATAAAAAAGCCTGAAGACATGTCAGGCTTTTTAAAGTAAGGAATATGTATGACTCGTCAGTCTTGAGCTGAGCTATTTATCTGCTTGTTTATTTTCAACCCATTTACGCGTTCTATCGACTTGATTCGCACACATGACAAGATACGTCATCCAAACCACATCACGGTCATAACCTTCATCTTTAGAATAAGGCGGTCGGTCGAAAGGGATCACGCAAGGTTGATAATCAGCCGCTGGGGGGAACATGTATTCCGTTTGGATCTGCGTTAATACCTTGGTCTCGGTAAAGTTCGAGCAACCTGTTAAAAACAGGGATAGGCAAACGCTCGCTGCCACAATTATTTTCCGCATCGTTCAACAGCTCCTCTACATCAGCTACGGCCTTGGTCATGTTTGCGACCTTGGTCGCATTGAAGCTTTCTTTGATTAAATATGCTTTTTGCATATCTTTACTGTATTGAGTTAATACCCCGATTGAATCATTCAACGACTTATTAAACTCAACAGCAACACCAATCTCAGCCGTAAGCTTTTTAACTTCAGCTTCGGCCTTGACCTTATCAAGTGTTACTTCACCATTAATCAACACACTGCCTAATATCGAAAGCAGCAACAGCACCCAAGGAGTTAAAGAAGGCATATTTCAGTCTCCTTTGCTCGTCGAATAATAAGGCCATTAAGCTTCTTACCACCGCCACGAACCCAAAAATTCAACTCATGACAAGCTGCGGTATATCGTGAGTTTTTAATGTGCTTATAAATACGTGTCTCGCTGCCGTCACGGTTATGCTTGAATCGCGTGCAGCCTGTATTAAAAATAAATGATGTGAATGCATCAATATGCCCTTGGCTCATCGAAGCAGTCCCCATTGAAGCAACGAGACATTTTTCAGCGGATTGAATGTTTCTAACCCAATCCTTTGCAACTTGTTCTAGTGAAATTACTTCACCACTTACACCATGTGTATTTCCAATACCGTCAGTCATTAACCCAGCAGGGCAAACGTAAGGGTTTAATCGGCAGTCTTCTGCATCACCGATAAGCTCTAACGCTCTGGGTGATACAAGTAACTCACCGTAATCAGAAAACCCAATAGCTTGATCGTTTAAAGTTAAATCAATAGATGGCTTACCAATTGAAAGCTCAACAAACTCAACTTTAGGTGTTTCTGATTGCGAAATAGGTATCTCTGTAACCGTTCCGCCAACAATTAAACTGATAACTGCAGCAACAGAGCAAACTATCTTTTTCATACCCATTAAGCCTCCTCATCAGCAAGAAATGCCGTGGTTGCTTTTGGGTTGTGAATGTTCTCTTTTAATACAGCCAATGCTTTCTTTTTATAAATAACATTAACTACATTAGTGATAACAAACGTCGAAAGGGTACAGAAAATACCAATGATCATTGACCACTGACTTAAACCAAACGCGCCAACTGCAGCGGTTGCTGCACCGATAGCCGCTGTGATTTTATCGCCCTTAGCAACAATGACCGCCACAACAACTCCAGCTAGAGCGGTCCGCCAATATGTTTTCTTCTCTAGCATGATCAAAAAAGGCGCATCACTGCGCCTATCTCCAGGTATAAAAAAGCCCCGCACAAAGGCGAGGCTTAAAAAACTAATGTCATGTGATGCAAAAACCGCATCTTGGATAAATACTAAACTATCATCCCTACCTTTGCAACTACATATGGTGTTTTGTTTTGATATTTTTACTATATATTGATTTATTGTGATTCCAGTAAGCCAAATTCAGATATCGGTTTCTCAAATCTATCTAAGCTTATATCTTTCTCAAGCCTCATTCTCAACTCAGATTCAACACAAGAAGGCCTATGATGGCCATGTTCTTCAATCAAACATTCCAAGCTCACTCTTGCAGACATGCGACCAATAGATAGCCCTTGAAAATAAGCCGCATTATCTGGACGCTCACGTTCTAACTTTTTAGCCTCTGCTTCTTCGTCTTTAAGCTCAACAATAAGTTTTTTAATATCATTGATTAAATTTAATGCCATTCTCTTTTACCAATTCATTGACAATTATTTTTCTAATAGCATCTGGATAACCAGTAAGCTTTGATTTCGATGGCGGAGGAATTACATCAACATATGGAGTATTTATACCAAAATATATATCCACAAGATAATCAGCAAAGCGACGGCGGGAAAGGTTGTCTTCATGTAACTTAAACTGTAGACCTTCTTCACTACTCGCGGCAAAATCTTCCTCAGAAATAATACCAGCCTTTATCGTGACATCTAATGCTTGTTTCTCAAGAATAATATCTATGACATCAGTAATTTGATTTACTTCATCAAAAGTTTGATATGGAAAGTTCTTATTCATTTCGCTAAAAACAATAGCTTTACCTAACTTTTTCGCCAGGTGATATTCACAAACCGCACCTTCACTTGCCTCCCACCCTTTCAGCATAACCAAACAATCAACGCTACGAATCATGGCTCAGCATATATCCATGTACTCAGCCTGAGTCAAGCCATCGGGTAAAACTGCTGGGTTTAATACTGAGTAACCTTCTTTCTCTAAGCGCGTAGCCATTAAATGAAAGTTAGGGCGATTAAATTCAGGAAGGCCCGTCATTGGACCTGCAATGTATATCTTTTTAGTCATTATGCAATTTCCAGTAATTCATGATGCTTAATAAGCCCATAAGCCCAATCCAAAGCACTAACTTTGAAATTATCAGATTTAGCAATAACACTATGGTGTTGATTAGCGAAATCTGCTTGCGTTAAAATTAAAGAAATAAACCCTTCACGAATTTCTCTAGCTGAGAGGAACCAACCTTTTAATTGCGCCATCTCGCATTCTTCAACACGATCATACTTCCACGCTATATTTTTATATTTCGAATATTCAAATAAATCTTCACTATAAACTTTAAATTCATCGATAGTCTCTTGAATATCAGCTAATGCTTCATGCTTATATTCTTTATTTACACGTTCTTCAATTTCAGGTTTAAACATACGAACAGCCAAGTTAAATGCTGAAACATCTAGTTGACGATAATGAATGTAATCATTTAATTCAGGCATTTGGCACATCATAAACGTTCTATCAAACATAATAGAACTTCCAGCGAGAATGGCACCGGATTTCTTCTTACGATCATAAGAGTTAATTCCAAGCGTCTGCAGGTGTGAGATGATAGCGTGCTCTGCATCATTTAAAGACAACTTAGATGAACGAACCTCTTCAATCAATCCACTTTTATTATGTGTATCAAGAGCCCATTCACTACATTCAGCCAAACGAGCTTCACTGTGATGAATAACCAAACGCAATGATTCACCCACTTGATTTAATTTACTATCGGTAACAATCAAAGCAACTTCAAGAATTGGATAAAACTCCATTCCTAATTTTTCATTAGGTAATCGACCATTCAATCCACCCGTTTCAAAATCTAACCATACCAAGTAAATCTCGTTATTCTTCATCTTCATCATTTCCATCTGTAAAAGTTATACCTACTGGCTCATTGGGTTCTTCCGTCCTCCAACTAGGGCACCAACGGTCAAGCCATGCTTGCGCTTGTTGTTGATTCATTCGATTACCAAGCATTACTTCTGCTTGCAATTGACTAGCGTCGGACGGAAACATGATCAGGTTACCTTTGTGGCTGTTGAGGTTGGCCCCACGCAGCATCACGTTGGCCACCAAGCATTTGCATCACACCGTTAAAACCTTTAACGACAACCTCTGTTGTGAATCGGTCTTGGCCGTTCTGGTCTTGCCATTTACGAGTTTCAAGTTTCCCTTCAATGTAAACCTGAGAACCTTTACGTAAATACTCACCTGCAACTTCAGCCAACTTTCCAAACAAAGACACACGATGCCACTCTGTTTTTTCACGCTGCTCACCAGTTGCTTTATCACGCCAAGATTCAGAGGTAGCAAGATTGATAGTTGCAACAGCTCCGCCATTGGGCATATAGCGCACTTCAGGATCACTACCTAAGTTGCCAACTAAAATTACTTTATTAATCCCACGGCTAGCCATTATGAACCTCAGTAATATCTTCAATTAATATTTTTCGAGTACCGTTACTCTGAGGTGAAGATATCGCACCAATTCTTTCAAGTTCTTCAGTTATTGCAGCCGCTCGGTTATATCCAACCTTGAACTGACGTTGAATAGCAGAAACAGAGCATCGACCAGACTCAAGAATGAAGCTCATAGCCTTTACTGTCAGCTCGTCACAATCCCCATCAGCCTGAGCAGATAACTCACTTAATCCACCAAGAGCTTCATATAAAGCAGGAAGAAACGCTTCAAACTCACCCTCAATTAAACAAATATCTGCATCGTAACGAGCTAGCTTATCTTCAAAACCAATATCTTCATTCGTATCTTTCAATTCATCAGATGCTTTGATCTTAGTTATGGACCCATTATCAGAAAGAGTAAAAGTAAAACGGTCTTGCCAGCAAAGCTCAAGTTTGGTAACTACTTTGTTTGCATCAAGACAACCTGAAACCTCATCAGATATAATTTCTTGCTTCTTAAACGTTGCTTCACCGCCACCCTTTAATAATGATTTTAAATTGATAGAATCACACAATTCAAAACCTTGAGGTAACTCACCAGCTTTAATCCATGAAGTCATAGTTGTTTCAATTGGTTTAGCGGTTGATACAGGTATAACAGGCAAGCTTCCAATGGTCTTACGGAGCAACGCCAGAATATCTTCCGCTTTTTTTGATCCAGAGGAATCAACAAAAAGCATGTCAGATTTTGTATTAATCCAAAGATAATTAAATGATGACTGAGTAAATGCTTGAGGGACCAATTTAATCATTAAGTCATCTTTTAAAGCATTCTTTTCAGCCTTACTTAATGGGCGTTCTCTCTCTTTTTCTTTTACTTCAACAAGCTTATTTAATTCTTGGTTAATAACTTTTGGGGGTAATATTTTTGATTCAAGCTTTGCACAAAGTAAAATCCAACCCTGTGAATAATGAAATAATTCTGTAGCCTCACGACCAAGTGGCGGGATCCAACCAAACTTTGATAAATCCTGCTCTCCACAAGCCTTATGAGCAAAACAACTCAATTGCTCACCTAACGCTTCAATATCGAATGATGACTTGCGAGAAAAGCGATACACCATCGCATTTTTTGGAATTAAATTCATAATTAGCCTTTAATGTTTAGTTTCATAAAATTCAACAAATACACCGTCAAGGTTTGGTACCACGGTCGCATTTTGATTTTGTTTATTAATCCACTGTTCATTTTCACAATGGTAGCCGTGCATTTCTAAAAATGACTCGGCTTGAAAATAAGTAGTAAATGAAGGTGTTGGTTGTTGCATTACAGCCTCCTAATTAAGCCGCTTCCACTTGTTGATCATAATTAGGAAACTGCTTCTTAAAATTCTTAATCCAGTTACTTAATACTTGTTCATCACCTTTACGATTCATCAAAGACCAGAACGAAATAACCGCATTCTTATTATCAAAAGGTTCTGTTTTATATTTGCAGTTAGGACACCATAAAATAAACTCACCTTTTGCAGCACTATAACCCCACACAGGAAGCCACTGCTTCTCTGGCGCTAATCCGTAATACAGATTGCACAGGCACGTTGCCATCCCTTCTGGTAGTTTTTCGGCGTCGTTGGGATTCATACACATGATTAAGTCCTTCTGTATCAAAACGTTCTAAAACAACATGAAAACGAGACCAACGCTTAGCCCATGTTTTTTCCCATGACTTTTGGGATTTTCCGGCAAGCTCAGCAACTTTCGTCTGAGTAAGTAATGCTTTTTCAGTATTAATGGCCATGCGCTTTTGCATACAAGCCAATAACGCCAAGTGCTTAATTAGCTCTTTAGAACTCGCGTTAACCCTTCCTGGCTCGCCCTGATAAAACACATCAAGAAGCGCTTCTAATAACGCTTTAGTCGGTAACGCAGCACCTTCGCTGTAACAAAATCTAAGCCAATCACCAATGTGCTCTGAGGAAGAATTCATATCATGAACCAATTTAGAATGACGAAAAGCTTGTGGGCATAACGGCATTGGAGATCGTTTAAACTGTTTGCACGCCAACGTGGTGATAACCTCGGCCTTAACCTTTCCAATAATGTCTCCATTGTCATTCGTTATATGTCGATAAGGCGCGTGAGAGTATTTAGCCTTGCTGTAGCCGTTGTTTTCAAAACCATCCAACTGACCACGGGTTCTAGGGATAACAAGCAGCGCTTCGCGGATTTCTTCCCTTAACCCTTCTTGATTGTATTTATGCACTGCAGGCTCCTTACTACTTCTTAAAAAAAGAACTATGAGACATAGCGCGATAAGCAGCTGGCTCAATACCAGTACCTTGATAAACCTTACCAATCTCAAGAATGGCGATGCCAATCATGCTGTGAAGCTTATCAACGAATAATTGAACATCTTCAGGCTTATCATTAGGATCATAAGTGCCATCAATAGCAGGTCCTGAATGTTGAAGAACAGAGCCAAACTCTTTAGAAATATCTGCCAGAGAAGCACTCACACCAGCTATTTCATTACGAGCGCCTAACGGTGTGATAGGTGCATAATAAGAACCAAGAAGACCGCAAAACTCCTGCATTGCGTTTGATTTATGTGGTTCAGGTAAAACAGAAAGCCAAGGAAGTATCCAGCTAGATTTAAATTCAAAACCATCATAAATATTACGAAGCAAATTACGGCACTTAGTTGCACGCCATTTTTCATAACCAACTTCTGGTTCAATTAAAAAACCATCACGAACAAGCACAGGTAAAACCAATCGCTTTAAAAACGCTTCTTTTGGTTCATTGCTTGAATCTAAGTAAGCTTTAGTGTGCTTACTCAGCAATTCAGATAGGGTGACAGCTGGATTGTCTGAATCTCGACATTTCATTTCTAGCCTTCCTGTTCTAATCTTTAATTACGAAGTCAGGGTAATCTAAAGGATTAACCAGGTGATTAAGTGTCAGTCCATATTTCTTATATCGGGTTATAAGTTTTAGACACACAGAACCAGATGGATTTTTAGACCTACCCAACTCCAATCTATTTAGTGTTGATGCACTAGAACCACATTTCACAGCTAAAGCATCTAGCGAAACATTCTCTTTTGTGCGGCATATATATAAAGGTGTTTTCATGTGTGAATTTTATTTCATATATGAAACAAAGTAAAGAATTTAGACTTTATTTCATTAGTGGTCGTGTCAATTCTGGGATGAAGGACAATTTATTTCAAAAATGGGATAGGTATGTTAAATAATGAAACTACATGAACTAATAAAAGAAGAGAGAAAGAACAAGTTTAGCCTTGATGAAGTGGCTAGTACTTTTTCTGAGTGGGGTATTGATTGCTCCTCATCTACTTTATCTAGAATAGAACGTGGCGCCGTCCCAAGTTGGCCTATTGTCGACGGCTTCTGTAAATTATTTGGATGGTCTTTATCTGATTTAGAAAAAAAGTTAAACAGAGGGGTTATTAAAGATCATACTGAGATAAACCCAACCTCATTAAGAAAAAGAAGCGTATCATCTGCTATAGGCCGAGAAATACCAATTGTAAGTTGGGTTAGTGCTGGTTGCTGGGCAGAAAGCCCTTGTATTGAATCTCACGAACAAAAAACTCGCTTTGTTACTGGTAAAATGCCGAAAAATACCTTTTGCTTAGAAGTGTCAGGGTGTTCAATGGAAAATAAAAACGCAAAAGACAGTTTTCCAGACGGTAGCCTCATTCTTGTGAACCCAGATCGCATTCCTGAGTTTGGGGATTACGTTATTGCCGTAGATGAGGCAACCCAGGACGCAACTTTCAAGCAATTAATCGAAGATTGTGGTAAAAAGAAGTTGAAACCTCTTAACCCTCAGTTTCCTGTTATGGATGTAACAGAAACAACGGCAATAAAAGGGGTCGTATTTAGAAATGTAATAGATAGGAAAGTATAAGAGTACTTGTTTTATATCAAATTTGAAACAAAGATAAGTTTAAATAAGTTGCCCGTCAGTGCAATAATCGTTTACTATGTGGCGTATGTAGACGATCAAGAGCATGGTGGGAATGATGAAAAAACAAGACAAATCTTATTATGTAATTGATTTTAAAAGAATTTTTAAATGCAGCAGACGTAAAAAAAGCCAAGAATGTGGCGTTCTTGACTTCTTTAACGGGATATAAACTAGACAACTAGAATTAGAACCCTCACAAATTATGGTTCAATTCTAGCTGTCTACGTTTGTGTATGCAAGAAAAAAGTAACACAGCCGTTACTTATATCTTGCACCTCTGCTGAACTTGTAGAGAGTAGACATGGCAAATCACATTGTATTAAATTTATTTGAAGCAGAGGAAGCCCTCTGTCATATCAACCCAGACCTTCCTTTTCAAAATTGGTCTAAAATCGGTCGTGCACTCTTTTCAGAGTTTGGTGACGACGCTCGTGATATGTTTGAAAGCTGGTCTTCAACAGGCAGCTCATACAACAAAAAAGAATTCCAAAGTTGGTGGAAAAACTTCCGCAGCACAAAGAAAACTTCTTTCGGTTCATTTATCTATGAAGCAAAAGAAGCGGGTTGGGCTCCAGAACGCAAAGAATACACTGACGAAGAAAAGAAAAAGTTTAAAGAAGAAATAGCCAAACGCACAAAAGCCGCTGCAGAGAAAAGATTAACTGCAGAGCAAAAGCAATGGGCTGAATTAAAAGAAGAAGAAAAACTTTTTAATAGCTGGCCTAAAAACTTCGCACCCACTGAATACATGCTAAAGAAACAAATGGCAGATGTAAGCCGTTTTGTTGATGTTCGTTTAGGTAGGGATAAGTTTGGGCACCCTTGCATGGTTTGGCCTATCTATGAAGAACTATTTAACCAAGGCCGCTTCTGTGGCTTTGAGCGTATCTTAAATAAAGGATTTACACTAGGCACGAAATTAATCAACAAACTATCAAGTGATGCATCATTTACTGATATTGGTTTTTGCACTTTTGGCAAATGCGACCGCGGTAACATGCCTGAACGCATTTTTGTTGTTGGTGGTTTCGCTGATGCCTTTTCTGCTCATCTATCTTCAAATGAAATTATAATCACACCGATTGGTGAAGGTAATATACCGGCGCTGATTGAACGTTTAAGTCAACAACACCCTGAGATTCAATTCATTGCAGCACCTGATAACGATAAAGCAGGTTTAACAATGGTTGAGCGTTCTGGTGGTTTTTGGACGCTACCGACCACTGATGGTTACGATTGGAGTGACGTTTATATTAATGAAGGTTCTGAGGCGTTAGTATCTCAACTTCTTCATGTTCGTGGCTTTAAAACAATTAATTCAAATAGTCGTTATTTACAAGCACCTATAAATAAAGGATTAAACCTTCTTAAAAGTGGTATGGGCACAGGTAAATCAACCGCCATTCAATCTTTCATTAAAAAGAACCCTAACTTAAAAACATTAGTTATTTCTCACCGTGTTGCGCTGGCTCAGTCATTAAAGTCAGGATTAACTGATGCAGAATCAAATGTATCTGTTGAATTTTACCAGGACTTAATTTTAAAAGACTCAGGACCGGGCATTGACTCAAACGTAGCATTACGAAATGCACACGTTTTGGTTTGTTCAGTAGATTCACTTTGGCGTTTAGCTGGTTCAAGTTGGGATGTTGTTTTTGTTGATGAAGTAGAACAAAACCTTGGTCAATATTTCGCTAAAACAATTCAATTTGGTGAGCACTGTTTAAATTACTTAAACTTTGCGCTAACCAACTCACAATATCAAATTCTAGCAGACGCACACCTTGGTGATCTTACGTTTGATTTCTGTAACTACATTGGCCTTCACTCTGGCGTTGTTTATAACAACCAATACAAGATAGCAGAAGGAAAATCATTATTTGTTTATGAATCAAAAGATCATTTAATGGAAGTAGTGATGCAGCAAGTCATGGCCAAAGGCAAACGCTACATCTACGCAAATTCAAAAGAACAAGTAAAAACAATTGCTACTGCTATTGAGCAAGAGCGCGAACGCAAGCACTACGATGGTGCTGTTCTAGTTGTTCATGCCGATGTAACCGGCACTGCAGAAGTCAAAAAAGCATTAGAAGACATTAATGCGGTTGTTCCTGAACTGGATGTATTAATTGCCTCTCCAACCTTAGGTACTGGTTTTGATATAAAGTCCGACTTTCACCAATTTGATAAAACCATTGGCTTTTTATCTTCTAATGTAGGGACATCTGAAGAAGGCCACCAAGGGTTAAACCGCGCGCGTGATGTAAAAGAATTTCATGTTTACTTAGACAGCGCAGAGCGTGGTGAACCAACAGATCCTACTTACATTCAAGACAAGCTTATTGAGCAAGTATCATTTGAAACAATGAAGGTTTTGGCAATCGACCCAACAACGGGTAACTTTGCATCTAAAAACCCATTGTATGAATGGCTTTATTGCAAAGTAAAAGCAAAGAAAAACGAATCTCGTAATAGCTATAAATCTCGATTCATTGAATTAGCAAAGCATGACGGTTACGAAATTAACCATATTACAAAAAATGATTTAACAGCAAAATTTGGTGCTGAGGTTCGTGAACAAGCGAAAGAACGTAACAACCGTATTTCATTAAAAGAAGTTCTTGAAGCACCTGTGCATATTGGTGATGCATTTAAACACGTAATGAAAAATGGCGAAGATTTTACTCAAGCTGAGATAACTAAATCTAAGGTCGTCTTTGACCTACACCTTGATGCGGCTAACGATGAACAGCTTCAATGCTTAAAACCATTTGCAAAAGATATCTTTGCACAATTTGGACACGATGGTGAAAACGCGCATTTAAATGAAGCTGATAAAGCCATTGCATTTCCTGATTCATTAAAAGAGGCAGTGATCACTGCGCTTACATTCCAGCAATCAAAAAACAGACACGTTGATGCAATCAAGAAACTAGCATGGGTTAACGTAAATGAACACACAGCAAAAGCATTAGACGTTAAAGACGTTCAACACGCAGAAAGCCGTGTTAGCTGGCGTCACCTTTCAATCAAACGAGCGCACTTAATTAAGCTACTTCAAACCGCTGGTATCGATGAAAACTTAAATTACAACGGTAAACAATGGACCGCTGACCAACTAACAGGCGTTCTTGGCTCATGGCTTCGCAATAAAAAAACGCAAGACAGATTATTTAAATACTCAAACGTGACAGTCACACAAAAAACCATTAATGAACCAGTGAAATGGCTTAATAACTATCTACGTTCATTTGGTGTGCCAATTGAGTCAGGGAAAAAGCGCATAAAAGGCAAACCTGTAAACGTATATTTTGTCGATGAAGCAGCATGGGATGGTGTTAAAACGTTGGTTTCTTTACGTTCACAAGGCATAGAAGAAGGTATGCAAGACGTAGAAGCAATGGACCCAGAATCGCTTAATCGTAGTGTATCTAAGTTTATGAATGAAATTAACCAGGGTGAGTTTAAATCAGGCTATGACATCCAATATCGCAAGCTAGATGAGCAATGTTTATTACTTGGTTTAGTTGATTTACGTGACGAACTAGCCGCAACGTTTGCACAAATAGCTCATCGCTTTGAAGATTCAAGACCATTAAAAACTGATCCACATTGCACAGTAGTTATTAATAAACAAATTGGTCAAAGTGGATCACCTATTCACACCAAAGAATCTAGCTGTGACAAGGGTTCGCAGGTGTTTGAGGGGGGAGAGGAGCGTACCCCACTAGAGTTCCCAGAAGCGACCCTCTCACATCTCAGCATGGATAACGTTGCGGTAGTGAATGAAGTGGCAAACATTGCAGTAAATACGCACGGACTACCCGCTAGCAAGGTCTTAGCGGTCATGTTGGAATATGGACTAGATAGTTTCGAAGATCGCGCTGAGGCGTGGGCAGGTTCAATTAAACAAGCAATCATGGAAGGTGTGCAATGTTAGGGTATTTAATTGCTGCATTGGGTGGCGCAGGGCTTGTTATTTCGGTTATTTCGTTTCCTGAGTTAAAGGATTCATTAAAAACCCGCCAAGCAAAGAAAAAGTATGATCGTTTACTTCGAGGGATTCCTTCTCGTACTGTGTTTTGTCAAACCATGGAAGATTTGTATGAATTTAATGAGTACCCAATCTATCTTAACGGGAATACATATAGAACAGACCGTTGGCATTGGGAGCGTGATTGCGGAAATGTAGCCATTTATGATCCCGACGGCAAAAACCAAGGGTATTTACATGCAATTGGTATTCGTAGGGTTATTGTTGATGGCCACCCTCAAGTTATTTACGGTGTATTTTTAGCCGAAAGACAAAGCGAAATGGGTAAGCGAGTTTATCCGACCCCAGTTATTGACGTTTATTAGAGGTAATTATGTTTAGTTTGAGTAACGCCAGAAATGGTCATAATGCTGAATATTATAGAAAAAGATTAACCAAACTTTCTAGGGTGTTGTTTAAATTAAGGGTTATTCGTTTATATCCTAATTGTGATAGCGTTGGTATTCAGTTTAATTGGTATCATCCAGTTTCATTTTTTTATTTTTGCTTTATTGTAATTTTTGTTTTTTTACTTGATGGGGTTATTGGATTGACTACCGCTTGGAAGGAAGACCGATTTGGTTTTGGTATAAAAAAATACTTTAAGAAGCATCCTGAACAATTTGAATACATTCCTCATTTTGGTGAATTTGATATTAAATAAATTCAGAACATAAAAAAGCCACCTTTATCGGTGGCTTTTTTGTTACCGTGGTCTCATTATCGTTTAGCTTGATTATATTGAGTAATAACAGATTGCTTTGCAGAAGCTTTACTTGGTGTAATTGCTTCAAATGCAGCGTGACCATTAATCATAATTCTAGCATGCCACATACCACCAGTTTGTTTAGCAACTAAAACTTTCGGCATAGTCTCAGGCAAAGAACGACCAAACTCCCAAGCGGCCCACGCTTGCTCTCCAGCGTCTCTAATATGTTCCGCATCTTCTACTTCTTCTACATGCACATCACCATCAATAACAAAGACAACGCTCCATGTATCGTCTTCATTTTGTTTCGCTGATTTAAAATGAACTTTAGGTGTGGCCACCACTTCTTTTTCTTTTGGTACCACTTTATTTTCTTTAATACCGGCTTCTTTTTCTGAATCAACTTTTTGCTTTGGCTTAGAAGTGTTTGTTTTTACAGTTTCCGCTTTATGTTCCAAAATGGCATCAATAGACCAATCTAGTTTAAGCGCATCTTCCATCACGGATAAATACTCTTTTACCATGGCGTAGTTTCTCCCTTTGCGAAGATCTATTGGTTTAAAGGTTTGGTACGGGTCCTTTTCCAATTGCTCAATAACAAACTGGTGAAGCTCTCGTCGTGCTTTTGTTCCGCTTACCCATTCATTCTCAGTCATGGCTTTTACTGCGTCTAAGCGTCGCTTATCTGAGTTAGCTTCAATCGGTTCCCATTTAGCCCCTGCATTCATTATTTTGAATTGCATGTAGTGAATTTGGGTATCGGTATCATGGTGACCTAATAGTTCTTTATAGAAGATGTTTTCGTCCTTCTTCTGCCAGCGCTTGTCATTTTTAAAAAACAATTCAAAACAAATTTTTGCATAAATAGCTCTGGTATCTTTAAACAACCAGTTTCTGTCTTCATTCTCAACAGTAATTGGAATGCTTTCAGTAATTGATCGCATAAAAACATTGAGTGGGCCAGCTGTTCTATTACTTACCAGCTTGTTAATTGAATAGTTCCTGGTAGCTTCTAATGTTTCTAAGCTAAGAATGTTAGGAAATGATCGAAGGTCATCAATCGCTTCTAAAATAACATCAGCATCCGCAAGGGTGTAAATAATCATCTCATCAAGTGTACGGCCCTCACGTAACTTTGCTTGACCAACAAACTTCAATGTGTGTTTATCTATTTTTTCAAATTCACCTTGCCATAAAACTTCAATCGCTCTTCGTCCAGTAGATAATGCAACCCCAACAGCAATGGCTTCCCAACTATGACGAGATGATTTACCAAGTAGGAAATCTAAAAGTTGCATCACTTTTGGATAATCAATATTAACCGTTGCTTCTTTTTTTGAATTCAAAGCGGTTTTCTTTTCAGTTGCAGAACTATCACGACTAAAAGCATCTTTTTTTAAGTGCCTCATTACTTCATGGTCAATTTTTAGCTCTGTAAGGGCAATATAGAACTCTGGGGCAGCATCAATAATTTTATGTAAATTTTCAAGAGCTTCAGCCCTGTTTTCTCTTTTTAAAGTTTTTAATGCATTGAGTTCATTCGCCCACTCAGGCAGTTCCTTTATTCGACTGTTAATAATGCTTGAATAACGAGGGTTATCAGGAGTAATGCCTTTCAACATTTTCTCAAGGGCCTTCGCTAGTTTTAATTTCTCAGCAACATCTCGCCATTTCAAGCGAGTTTCTTTTACTTTTAACCCTTTTAAGTCATTAAGCATATAAGCGCACATGGGGTGGTTATTCTCAATTCGAGCTAATGATTGCTCAAAAGCATGATGCTTTACGCCAGAAGCGGTAACTTCATTGCGAATATCCGTTAAATAGGCCGATGCAGTGCTAAATGAAAGTGAATTACGCCCTTTCTGAGCCCGCTTACCAAACAAGGCATTTAAGACCTTGTCCGCAGCACGTTTATGTTTTGATGATTTTTGCCCTTGGGGGATATCTTGAAGATCGATATCTCTAACTTCCTTCAAGAATTTCATCACCAAATCAGAATAGTTAAATTTTCTTTTTCGTCTTTCAATATTGTCAGAATCTTTATACGTGTCAGGGTTAATGGTGTTAGTAGTCATAATTCACTCCACATGAAAATCAATAATCAACATTACTAAAGTTACCATTTAATAATACACAAGTAAACACATATTAATAGTTACATAAAAATAAACCAAATATAAAACGTTACACTTCATTAATCTATAGCGTGTTGTATTATCACATTGTAACGT